AAAAAGATAAAGAAATCTTTTACAGATATCATAAACGAATCCTTACAGGATATAAATTAATAACGAAACGAATGGGTTGCAATTGTAAGGGAAATGGGAAGAAAAGTAATCTCAATAATTTAAATAACATCGATTTTATTAACTATGCGAAACAAGTTTATAACGATGTTATTGTCGGTAAAACATTGGAGGAGTATTCGGACTTAGATAGGATTGAAATCATTAGTGCGTATTCATCGTTGTACCCCAACTCGAGTATTATTCCTGGTATTGAGGACGCTATCAGAAACATCAAGGACGCAATCGAGCAATTCAATAATAAGAACGCATATCAAAAAATTAAAAGGTAATATGGAAAATATAGAAAATATAGAAAATACCAACGAAGAAGTAAAAAGGTCAGGTAGACCAAAACTAGAAACTAAAATGATTCCTGAATGGAAGAAGATAGTAATTGAATCTGGTCAACAAGGTAAACACATCACAGATTTCCTAATCAAATTAGGAATCAGTTGGGTTGGACATCGTGCATTAATGAAAAGAAACAAAGATTATTATGCAGCCGTCCAAGAGTATCAAATTTTAGCTGAGAATTGGTGGTATGAAAACGCACATACTGCAATGTCAGAATCAGGTGGTATGGGATATAACTCAAGACTTTGGTCATTAATAATGAGAAACAAATTTGGAGAAAGTTGGTCTGAAGCTACTAAAGTGGATGTAACTACTGCTGGTGATAAACTTACCAACTCACCGTCAAAAATTGAAATTGAAATAATCAAAAGTAAAATAGAAGAATAATGGGTAAATCAAAACTTCGTGGCGGAAAGAAAGCACATAATAAACGTGTAGCAAAAAGAAATGAACTAATTGATACCAAACGTAAACAAATGAGAAAGTTTATGATTGAAAAATTAGATGAACTAAACAAAAATAAAGAACAAGATAATGGCTAAAATTAAAGTAACAAGAAACGGTAAAGACTTCTTCTATGAATATAGTTATTCACCAATTTGGATTAATCCAATTGCAAAAGAAAGGTTAAAACAAATTGCAAAGAATGAAAAAAGGAATATGAATACAATCGTTGAGGAGTTCATAAACAAATACGAAAAGAAATAAATGAAGTATTTTATCTTGGCATTAAGTGCGTTAATAATTGAGATATGTTCCACATTTTATATTAGGAGTGTATCTCAAGCTGATGTGTCAATGATGTTAGTTTTTGCAGGAGTAAGTCCATTTTTATCATTACCATTTATCAAATACATTGTTGAAGCAAAAAATTGGGGTGAAAGAATAAAACAAGCACTGTCATTAAGTACGGGATATTGTATTGGTGTATTAGTGGTAGTAAATTTTATAAAATGAAGTTTAAAGTAACTGAAGTTTGGGAACATCTGAATAACTCTGTGTTGAGTGACTATAGATATATATTTTTACGAGGTAGTTCTCGTTCAAGTAAAACTATAACAGCAATACAGTATGTTATACTGGAATGTATAAAAACACCAAAGTTATCAGTTACAATTGCTAGAGCAACACAAGTATCACTTCGACATACAATGTTACCTGATTTCAAAGATATTATGGAATCATTGGGTATTTGGGATGATGGTGTTCTACATAAACAAGACTTTATATATACATTCCCAAATCAATCTGTAATCAGGTTTATTGGTTTAGATGACTCAACAGGTAAACTAAAAGGTTTTAAATCTGATATAATCATTGTTGATGAGGTTAATACGGTAGACAAAAGTAGTTTTATTCAACTTGATATTCGTTGTTCCAAATATATTATTGCATTGTATAACCCAGAAATACCAATTGATTGGTGGGGATTAGAATATGAGAATAAGGAAAATGGAATAATGTTACATTCAACTTGGAAGATGAATCCATTTTTAGATGATAGAACAATTCAAGCAATCAAGGAACTTGTAGATACCGACCCAGATATGGCTAAGATTTATTCTGAGGGACTTATTGTTGAACCAAGGGAGAAAATATTCATCCAACCTGAAACCTTCTCAGAACTACCTAAAAACATCAAACAGAAATATTATGGTATTGACTTTGGTTTTAGTAATGATGAATGTGCTGTAGTTGAAGTCCATGTTGATGGTAAGAATCTATTTGTGAAACAAGTGTTATATGAAAAAGGACTTACCAACGATGATTTAGCGTTTAAGTTAAAAGACATTGGAATTGACAGAAACATTGATATTGTTGCAGATTCTGCAGAACCTAAGAGTATTGCTGAATTAAAACGATATGGTTTAAATGTAAGACCTGTTAGTAAGACCAGTATTCTATACGGTATTCAAAAAATGAAACAATTCAAATTGTATTTACAAGAGGACTCACTTGATTTAATATCTGAGTTTTCAAACTACAAATATAAAAAAGATAAAATAGGTAATGTAACAAATCAGACCGCAGGTAAAGACCATCTATTAGATGCTTTAAAATATGTGGTACTTCAATTTGTTGATAAACCAAAAAGTAAAATAACAATAGTTTAATATGGAAAAAATAGAATTAGTAATTGATGAAAAAATAATTGAAGTACCAAGTGAGGTAACAATTGGAATTTATCAACATCTGCAACAAAACCCCGAATTATATCAGGATAACCAATATCAATTAATCTCACTATTCACAAAGATTCCATATCCTGAATTAAAGAATTTAAGAAAAGACCAAATTGATTTAATTGATATGTATCTTAATTCAAAAATTAAGAACTATGATGAACATGAATTGGTATTAACCTTTGAACATGATGGGATTGAATATGGTTTAGAAAACAATTGGGGTAAATTAGCGTGGGGTGCTTGGGTTGACTTTGAAGTTTATTCAAGTGGAGAAAATATGTTTAACAATATTCATAGAATCATGGCTATTTTGTACAGACCAATTGTAACAAAAGATAAGAAAAACCCAAAGAAATATACAATCAAACCATATGTAAGTGAAGAGATTGAAATCAGAGCGGAGATATTTAAAGATATACCTGTTCGATTTTGGATTGGTAGTTCTACTTTTTTTTTGCGAATCGTCGGAATATTCATAGAAAATATGAAGGTTTCTTTGGAGCGGGAGATGAAGATGAACAAGTGGATAACGAAGGGGTGGGAGATAATGCCGAAATGGATTCAACGCAAGCTACCGCTAGATTCTATTTTAATCTCACTTACCAGCTTGCAAAAGAAGACATTACCAAAATCGAGCAAGTTGAAAATATGAGTTTATACATGGCTCTCAATGTTGCAAGTCTAATGAAAGACCAATATGAAAGAGAACGAGATGAACAAAATAAATTGAATCAACAAATGAATAAAAGATAGAATTATTTATAACTATGGAAAATTATATAACATACCATAAGATTATTAACTTATTACAACAAGCACAACAACAATCACCAAGATTGAATAGTTTTGGTCATGGGGATATTGTCTACTTCTCTGAAACTATGTCAGGAACTACAGCAACTTATCCATATCTGTTTGTTACACCATTGGGAATAACTTATGATGAGAGTACAACAACATATCAATGTAGTTTAATATTCGCAGATATTGTGAACACAGAACTATCAAATGAAATTGATGTTGTATCTGATATGTCACTTGAAGCAAGAAATCTGTTATCACAAATTAAACGAGGTTTCCTTGATGATAAGATTGACTTATTATTACCATCAACCGCATCCCCATTCTTTGAAAGAATGAATGACCACGTTGGTGGAGTTGTATTAGATTGTAGTTTTATCGTATTCGAAGATATTAACGCATGTGAACAATATCCATCACCAACACCATCGGTAACCCCAACATATACACCAACAACAACTCCAACATTAACTCCAACTCCATCATCAACATAATAATACATGGAACAAAAAATAATGAATGATATTGCAATGTTACTTCAGGACAACATTAAAGGTCAACTGATGAAACCATATCCCGCAAAAACATATTCGGGTCAATTAAAACCTGTAAGTGGTGCTGGTAAGACTGCAATATCCCCTCGATATGCAAGTGGTAATTTGTACAAACAAACACGAGTATACTGGGAGTCGGATTTCGAAGATGGAACACCAAACTTGGTGGTAGATTTTGGGGATGCTGATTATTGGAACTTTGTTAATTACGGAAGAAAACCTGGTAGATATCCACCATTATTTGTAATTGATAAATGGGTTAGACAGAAACCTGGATTCCAAGGAGCAAGAGATGAAAACGGTAGATTTATTCAAAGAAAAAGTTTAGTTTATCTTATCAGACGTTCAATTGCACAATACGGATACTATGGTATTCAATTCCTTGACAAAGCGGTAAATGAAACGATAGACAAAATTGCTGATGATTTGGGAGAAGCAGCAAAACAATATATAGAACAATTATATGACGAAGGAAAGATATTCCCTCGTTCAACATTTAATAGACCTTAAAATTAAAATATAGAATTATGGCAGATACAAAACCAGTAATGACAGATTACAAAGAAGTAATCGATGATACACATGTTACAATAACATTTAACATAGATGGTCAACCACATAGTTATACATTTCCAAAAGATGTAAATAGACACTATTGGCCACAGGAAGATAATAAACAAAACAAAATTGAAGAATAAAAGATGCCAAATTTAATAAATGTAACTCATACACCACCAACATTCTCACCTGTATATACGGATGGGTTATTCTTTACTATTAGTGGTAATACCAACTATTTCAAATTTAGATATGTATATGACATCTATGTTGATGGTGTATTAGCATTCCAAGGTAAAGCAACTCCTAATCCATTTGGGTTGGGTATAGTGGATTGTTCAAGAATATTAAAGACATATGTAAATAATATTCCAATCTCAATGTGGAACACCACACCAATATATACACATCAAACATTTCCATTCAGTCGACCATATGAAGATGTAACAATCAACTATGAATTATTCTTAGGAATGGAATATGCTGATTCAGAATTTGGAATTGTTAGTGGATTCACAGGTGTTCAAGAAGTTGTTAGTGGTGTTACCACCAATATTATCGGACCTCCAAGTATTCCAACAGGTGTTTATAAAACTTATCAAGCAACCATGGGTGTTAACGGTAGAGCAACACAACAAAATTTTGATATGAGTCCTTTTGTATTAAGTGGAACACCTGTCAATAGTCAACCAACAACATCAGGATTATTCTTAACAAACTCACCGAGGATAAGAAATATACAAGAAAGTGAATATTATACATTAGCGTTTACCAATTGGTGGTTAGATTCATCGGTGGTATCTGAACCATATTATTCTCAATACAAATTTTACGATGAATCAGGTGGTTTAATCAGAACAGATTTATATCAGAACTTAACAACTAATGGTGGAGGACCTATACATGAATGTGGTTGGGTATATCAATCATATTACGGAATTGAACCAAAATCTGGTGCAACATACAATACATTATATGTTGGAGCAGGACCTGTTAATATTGATAACTTCCCATCAAATTGTGCACAATATACAGTTCAATTATTTGGTGGATTTACAGGGTCAACAGTAACTCCTACACCAACACCAACAATCACACCAACTCCAACACCATTACCACCATGTGGTGATTGTTATTATACCGATGTTATTAATCCATCACCAACTGCATATTGTAATCTTAGTTGGTTTAATTGTACAACTAATCAGTATACATCAATTCTTTTACCACCATGGTCAGCTACACAAATTTGTTCATGTCCTGAAACAATGGATTATGATTGTTATCTCGACGTAACACAAGGGGCTAGATGTGAAACTCCACAACCATGTGAGTTTTGTATTACAACTGGATTTAACAATGATAATGAAGAAAGTTGTGATGTAAGATATTATGATTGTGATTTAGGTTATTACACTACAATTACGGTACTATCATTAACAAGTTCACCTACAGTTTGTGCATGTAGAGATACATGGACATCAGATTGTGTTAGTGGAATAACCGCAACAGAATATGGATTTTGTGATACAGGACAACCATGCGAGATATGTGAACAAGTATCAGTTGTTAATAATGATGAGTTTTCCACATGTGAGGTTTACTATTTTGATTGTGATACACAAACATTTGAATATCTATATGTTCCACCACAAACAGCATACTTGGTATGTGGATGTTATAATAGCTTCGCATTTGATTGTCCTAACGTTACACTTGAATTAGGTAGTCCATGTGAACCCCCGTTACCAACAATAACACCAACACCAACTCCTACACCAACTCCTACAAGTACACCACTATGTTTACCAAAGGCGTGGTTGATTTCAGTATGTACTACATCATGTAGTGGTGGAGTATGTCAATGTGTTAGTTCATCAAGTTTAGTTGTATATACAACTTGTTCAGTAACAAACATAACCTTAGAAGGTACATTATTATATACCGATTCAGGATTAACAACACCATTCGTTGGGTTCTTTTCTAGAAATGGATACATTTGGTATTCAAATGGTGGAGTAACTTCAGAATGTTTAATCGGAGGTCCGTGTTAATAAATTAAATTAAAGATATAAAGATATGGCAATTCAACCACAAACACCACCTACGGGATTTACGTTAGGAATATGTTCAGGATATACAGCAGTAAGTGAGATATTCACATTCAATGTTGAACCAATTTGTAATAGAGCGGGAGTAACGCAATTACAATTGATGTTTAAAAACAGATATGGACATTATGATTATTACACATTTACTGCTGGTAAAGATGAAGGTTTAAATATAGAACGAGAGACATACCAAACATGGTCTGTCGATTGGGGAAGTAATGACCCATCAAAAGAAGACTATTCACGAGGAACAACTGATGGTCAAGTGACCATAACAGAAACTCACGTTATTAATAGTGGATTCATCAATCAACCGGATATGATGTTCTTGGAAGAATTATATACATCAAACCAAGTTTATGAAATTAAACAAGATGGAGTAATTAGACCAATTAATATTACAAACGCAGAATTCATTAGAAAAAATAGAGGAAATAGAACAATAGTAAATTTAGAACTTACTTATGTTTACTCGAATAACATAGCATTAATGCAATAATACTTTGGATACACAGTTAATTTTACAACTCGATGGAGTATGGCAGAATATAGACTTATACGAAGATATTCCAATTTCTGTGCAAATACAGGAAACGGACATAACGGATTTTAATAGTCGTAAGTCACCATTCACTAAACAATTTATAGTTCCTGGAACTAACAATAATAGTAGAATCTTTGAACATTACTATGAGGTAAATGGTATTGAGTTTAACCCATTGGTGAAAATTAATGCAATTGTCCAATATAGAGGAACAGATATATTCAATGGTCTATTAAGACTTAACGCAGTTATAACAAATCCAACAAATACCGAATTTGAATTATACATCATGGGTGAAGTTGGAGATTGGATGGCGGAAATTAAAGATATAACATTGAACGATATTCAATGGGTAGACCTTCAACATACATTAAGTTATGAAAACTTAACATTAAGTTGGGAAGCGAAGAATAATGATGTTGATGGTTTATTTGGTGGTAAGATATTATACCCAATGATTAACTACGGTCTTCCCTATTCACCGAATTTAGTTGGGACAGGTCAAACACCATCTTTTACTTATGCGTTCACTGGTGACACTGCAATGAGTCTTTCAGGTAATTCAATTCCACCGAGTCTATTCAAACCATCAATAAGACTTCATGAGGTTGTTAAACGAATATTTGAATTAACAAGTTATACATTGATAAGTGAGTTCTTTGAAACAGATTATTTTAAATCCATATATATGGATACATTTTTAAATGGTAAACTTGGAACTCCATCAGCATCAGGTTTAACGAATCAAAACATATTCAGAGTTTACCAAAAACCAATAACAATATTAAAACCTAATGCAACAAATTTTACTGAGTTACCTTTAAATTCATTCAGAAATGATGGATATGACCCATTAAATAACATTAGATTAGAATCACCATCAATAGGTAATGGTTATTTTAGAGCACCATTTGCTGGTAAATATTTCTTCAATGTTAGATTTAATTTTAGTGGTCAAGGTAATGTTCCTGGTGATTTTGTTGTAGGACAATGGCACGCAAAAAAAGGTAGTGTTGAATCTGATGTAGTTAATCAACCATCATTTTCTGCATGTCCACCACTATTTTCAAATGCAGCACCAAATGGAGCACCAATAAATTGGTTCTTTACAGGTGTATTAGCTGCGGGTGAATATGTAAAACTATTTTTTAAGACAAATCAATCATCAAATTCAGGTGTAGCACAAATCACATTTACAGGATTCGATGATAATGTAATAAGAACTCAAGCACCACAATGGGATTGTTATAATTCACCTGAAATTTTAGGTGATATATTAGTTGATATGAATACAGGGATACCTGATTTACCAGCACAAGATGTAATTAAAGCGTTGGTAACAATGTTTAATCTTGTAATTGTGCAAGAAGACTCATCAAGAACAATAACTATTGAACCATATAATTGGTATTATAATGATGCTGATAGAATTGAAAAAGACTTTACAGATAAATTAGATTTAGATTCAAGTTATAGAGTTGAACCATTATCATTTGAGTTATCTAAAACACTAATTTGGACATATACAAAAGGTTCAGATGAATATTTGAATAAGTTATTTGAAGATACAAGAGATTATAACTTCGGAAGATATAAGTATGTTTCAACATCTAATCTATTAACAAGTCAACAAGACTATGAGATACCATTTGCAGCAGTACCAACTGATGTGGTATCAGGTTCAACTGAGGTTATTATTCCAATGAATTATAAACTTAACCCAACAGCTGAATGGCAAGAACCTTATGCAACAAAACCCCATCTATATTTTTGGGCAGGAAATCGTCATTGTTATTTAGATAACGGTCATCAGATTCCTGGATTTTGGTGGTTAACAGATGGTTCAACGCCAATGCAACAATCAACATATCCATGTGTTTCACATCTTTCAAGTTTAGATATTGATTTAGATTTTTTGGTATCTGATTTGAATTTTGGTAGAGATTATGATTTCTTTGGAAATACAAATAATAGTCCACTTGCAGTTGGAACACGATTCAATCTTTATAATTCATTTTGGCAAGAGTACATTGATAACAATTACTCAAACGAAACAAGAAGATTCTCTGGTAATTTCTATATGACACCATTGGATTTATACACAACAAAACTTACAGATAAAATATATATTAAAGATAGTTTCTATCGAATTGAAAAGATTAATGAAGGAAACTTAATTGATGATAAAATAACCAACATATCTTTGATTAAAGAACGTGGAGGTTATGATAAGATTTCACCACCAGCACCATATTACTTTTTAAGTGGTAACACACCATATCCTGCAAGTCTTTCAGGAACACCTGTAACATCTTACACAGGAGATACTCAAGGTATCGTTTGTATTGGTGCAGCACCATCAGGAACTATTTATATCTATGGTGGTTCTTCATTAGTTAATGGAATAACTGTAAGATATTTTGCGCTTACCATAAATATTCCATTTTTCGGACCTACCAATATCTACTTACCATTCCCTCGTGGAACATATTTAAGAGTAGTTGGAGACCCAGATACTTTTGTTGTATTCAACGATGTAGGTCAGGTATTACAAATAACATGTTAACAAACACAAATATAAAAATATAATTATGGCAGAAAGGACAGTAGCTTTAAAACTACAGTTAGATGGGGTACCCCAAACTATATCTTCAGTTGAAGAATTAGAAGCAGTATTAGTCAGTGCTAAAGGTAAATTAGACGCATTAGATGGTGATAAATTTACAGATACCGCTGGTAAAGTTAAACAAGTTACTGATGAAGTTAAAAAGACTGAAACAGGAGTTGCTAATTTAGGTAAGAAAATTCAAGGGATTTCATTTGAAAAGAAGATGGAATCCTTTGCAAAGATAGTTGGTGGTGTAAGTGCAGGTTTTGCGGGAGCAACTGCGGCAGCACAATTATTTGGATTTAATTCTGAAAATGTAACCAAAGCTGCAGCAACAGCTCAGAATTTATTAACTGTAGCGATGGCGGCTCGTGGATTTATGGAAGCTACGGTAGCATCTGAAACGGTTGTTCAAACTGTAGCAACTGCCGGTTCAACTGTAGCAACTGCAGGTTCAACAGTTGCAAC